TAAAGAACCTATTAAATCAACATATCTACGAGGTGTTGTTCCTTGTGATGCAATTGTTCCTTTAAGGTTAGAATCTTTAGTTCTAATTTCATTTTTAATTGCCTCATTTAACTCTTCACCACTTAAATTACTGAATTTATTATCAGATATATATTTAAGTTTTATTTCATTAGGGCTTCCCTCAAGGCCTTTAGTATAATATGGAGATACTACTGGATCAGCAAGTTCCCATATTCCTCCAACTGGATCTTTAAACGCACCATCACCATAAATCATTACTTCAATATTTTTACCAGTTTTTTCATATAACTTTCTTTGAATATTATCTACTAAACCCTGTGCATTACTTGGAAATAATTTAACTCTTTCTTCAGTAGAACGATTAGATCCAAGTAATCCATATTTTTCATTACATCCACTTCCATCAACTGGACTAGTTAAAATATCATCAAGTCCTAAAATAATACCATCTGAATTTTCTTTTAAAGTTGCTTTTGTTTCAAATCTTGTATGAATATCACAAACAAGAACATCTTTTTCATAATTTAAAATCTTTTTAGGATCATTTGCTAATATAATTTCTATTTCACAATTTTCTTTTTTTACCAAATCTTTATAGAAATCAACCATATTAACACCAGTAAAAATATGTTTAAAATCGCCAAATTTTTCATAATATGTTTTCTCATCAATAACATCAGTATATGGATTTATTCCACTTTCTTTTAATCTTTTCTTATCTAAAATATCATTACCTACTTCATCTGATGGATAAGATATTTGTAAAGTTATTTTGTCCATTGCTCTTGCTATTGCAGATAAAAGTACTGCAAATCTATTTCTTGAAAGAATTGGAAATACAACACCTATATGGTTAGTACCAAATTTATTTTTAATATCTTTTGCAATTTCATCAACTGTTACATAGTTTCCCATTGCAATACCGACTACTGCTTCAGTTACTGCAACAATATCTTTATCGTGAAAAGTAAAATTATCACTTTCACTAGCTTTCATAAGACTATCTACAACAATGTCCTCTAAATTAGAATTTTCTTTAATTACGGGAGTTCTTATTCCCCTTACTACTGTTCCTACATTTCTCATATTTTTTATCACCTAGTATAATTATATAACACTAGTTAAATATTAACAAACTTATTTGTCACTACTTTACATTTTATTTCAAAACTTTTTTTAATTTAACATAATTTATTAAACTTAATAAAATAAACATAGCACATAAATATTCTATAATACTTAAAAAGTTATAATTAAACACCTCAATTTTATAATTAATACTCGAAGAAATAATACTATTCATAATAAAAGTAAAGCTTAGTATAAATATGACATAAATTAATAATGAAACAGATAAAATCGTGGCATTATTTATTGCAAATATCTTATAGATAAATTTATTATTTGCACCTGCAACTTTTAATGAATATATCTTTTCCTCGTTTTCTTTATAATAAAAATGTACATAACAAATAATAACTATTATTGTAAGAAAAATAAATGCTATTGATAGTTTTTTAAATACTCCTACAGTATTTTCAAAAGATATAACATAGTTATTCAATGATTCTGTTAATTGTGATTTATAATAAATGCCACCCTTTTCATAATCTAATAATTCAGTAATATTATTTTTATTAAAATTTTTGACTATAATTTCCTTAATTAATTGATGCGGTAAAATATAATCTTTTAATAAATTACTATTTACTAAAATAAGTCCATTTGCATTAACAACATTTAATTCATAAGAATTATTAAATCCATTAAATAGTTTATTTTTATCTATAATATTTAAATTAACTTTATTTTTATCACTGTCAATATATATTTCATTTTCTAAAACTTCATCGAATAAATATACTTGGGCATCTTTTCCATCAACTTTAAAGTCAAATAGTCCAGGTGATACAAAATTTTCACTAAATTTAGAAATCTTAAAATAATTTTCATTAACATAATAAGTATACAAATATTTAAGAAGAAGATCTTTATCCCCAAGAGAGATAAAGTTTTTTTCTTTTATATTTTCATTTACAATATAAATTCCACTTATTACTACTTTTTCATTGCTTACTTTTAATGTACTTTCCAAAATATCATTATAATTATTAAAGCTTATTTGATTACCATCTTCATCAAATGCACCAAATCTAATTATATAATCCGCTAAAAAGTTTGATATCATTATTTCATTTTCATAAATTGGCTTTCTTCCCAAAATTTTAAATGAACATAATCTTTCATCAATAAATACATTATTTTCATTAGCACTACTATTATAAAGTTTATAATAATCAGTAATATCTATAGTATTTTCAAATTCAAATGTAAAAATATTATTATTACTTAGTAGTGATGATGCATAATAACTATCACTATTTTGTAAAAGATTATAAGTGATCTTTAAATCGTTTTGTGAAAAATATATTGTATAATCATTAATATTTCCTTTTTTATACAAAGTTATTTCATTAATATCACTATTAATAATTGTATTTATTTCTGCCTTTTTTATATTAACACTTGAAAGTTTATTAAATAATCCAAACATAATAAATGAAATTGACATTATTAAAATTGATAAAATATATAACATCTTTTTATTATTAAATACCTTAAATAAAAGTTTTAAAGAAAGATTACTACTAGTTTTATATTTTATAAAAGTGTTCTTATTACTTACTACATTATTTATTATTTCTTCATTAATTTGTCCATCGATTATTTTTATTACATTTCCAAACTCATAAGAGTTTTTCTCATCGTGACTAGCAATAATGACTAAAACAGTTTCACTAAT